TGGTAAGTGGCTTGCTCCTATTAACTGGGTAAGACCAACAGAAAATCAAAATATTTGGAAAAAAGTGAAAAGTGTTGAGCTGTCTGTGTAAATGGCGGGGGGAGTCAAAAAGTTTAAAACCCTGAGCCAGCGGACACCACCGCCCATCCCACGTATAAAAAAATTTCCCATTTCGCAAATATGTTAAAGGAGGGCGCATGGCTTTAACAGCAAAAAAGAAGGCATTTGCCCAAGCTAAGCATGATGGCGCAAATAATAAGGAAGCCGCTATTTTCGCGGGTTGCAGCCCTGAAACAGCATCACAGGCTGGCTCAAGAATGGCGAAAGATCCTGATGTAATCGCTCACCTTGAACGCCTTGCCAGTGTTAAAGATGTTAACACTGATGTTAAACCTGATCCGAAGCCAATTATCACCAAAAAAGATATTGAAACTGCTGGTAGTCGTGCTGACCCGCTCAAATTTTTAGAAGAGATTTGGACTGATCCGGTTGAAGATATGAAATTGCGAATGGATGCAGCAAAAGCAGCCCTTCCATATTTCCACGGCAAGGTTGCTGAGAAAGGCAAAAAAGAAACCAAGGCTGATGAAGCCAAAAAAGCCACTCAAGGCGGAAAGTTTGGAACACTGGGCTCGCAACTAAGAAGTTAATTTAAATAGAAAAGGAAAAAGGCATGTCAAACGAAAAACAAATTGAACAAGAAATTCAAGACAAGGGTTTAAATGCTCCACGTCTAACACCTGATCATATCGATTCAAAAATTAAAGCTATTCGTTACTTAAGTGGTGATGTGGCTCCAGCTTTTTCACATGAAGATTATTTTGCGAAAGAAGATAAAGGCACACCTTGCTTAACAATCTGTATTTTAACTTTAGAAAATGGTTTCACAGTTACAGGTGAATCTGCATGCGCGAGTCCTGAAAACTTTGACAAGCTGATCGGGCAAAAAATTGCGTATGAAAATGCACGCAATAAAATCTGGCAGTTAGAAGGTTACTTGCTTAAGGAAAAACTACACCAAGCTGAGTTAGATAAACAGTTTTAATTTAAGCCACCTTTGGGCGGTTTTTTAATGAGTTAAATTTATGTCAGCAATGCTCCCAGAATGGACAACCTCCTGCCCAGACTGGGAGGAACGTATTGTCGCTAAAAAGTCACTCATGCCTTGTGAGCCACTTTTTCCAGAAGTGGCCGATGTAGCAGAGCGGATTTTTAAAGAATTAATCTTGGTCGATGTGATGGGCAGCCCAAAAATGGGTGAAGTCACATTGCCATGGGTAATTGAATTTGTCCGGGCAATCTTTGGTGCCTATGACCCAGAGCAGAAGAAGCGTTTAATCCGTGAATTCTTCCTGCTGATCTCCAAGAAAAACACCAAATCAACGATTGCAGCCGGCATCATGATGGTGGCCTTGATCTTAAATGATCGTATGTCGGCTGAGCTCATCCTGTTAGCGCCCACGAAAGAGGTCGCAGACAATAGTTTTAATCCAATTCGAGACTTCATTCGAGCTGATCCTGAGCTTCAGGAAATGTTCAATGTGTCCGAGCACACCAAAACAGTCACTCACTTGGGCACTAATGCGACCTTGAAAGTGATTGCTGCTGAAAGTAATGCTGCTGCAGGTAAAAAGGCTTCGATCATCCTAATTGACGAAGTTTGGTTGTTTGGGAAGCGATCAAACGCTGAATCAATGTTTCGGGAAGCAAAAGGTGGTCTGGCATCACGGCCTGAAGGTTGTGTGATTTATCTGTCCACCATGTCAGATGAAACGCCATGCGGTGTATTTAAGCAGCTGCTGGACTATGCCCGAGATATTCGGGACGGCATCAAAGTTAATCCTCAGTTCTTGCCGCTAATCTACGAGTTTCCTGAGTGGATGCTTGAGGCAGGTGAGCACTTAAAACCTGAAAACTTCTATGTCACCAATCCAAACTTGGGCGCATCGGTTGATCTTGATTATCTGATTAACGAATTTGAGAAGGTTAAAGACGCTGGCGAAGAATCGCTGCGAGACTTCCTTGCAAAACACTTAAACGTACCAATTGGCCTAAACCTCCGAGCCAACCGTTGGGCTGGTGCTGAATATTGGCTACAGCAATCTAAAAAATTCACCTTAGATAAGCTAATCGAGCAATCAGACGTTATTACCTGCGGTATCGATGGTGGTGGCCTTGATGATTTACTCGGTTTCGCTGTACTGGGTCGGCATAACAAAAGCCGTAAATGGTGGCTCTGGAACCATGCGTGGTGTCAAGAAATTGCGTTGGAACGCAGAAAAGAGAATGCACCAAAGTACAAAGACTTTGCAGCAGAAAACACATTAACCATTGTTGAACGTGTCGGACCTGATATTGACCAACTGGCCAAGATTGCTAAGAAAGTTTTTGATTCAGGCAAGCTCGACAAGATTGGCCTTGATCCCTTGGGATTGGGAGGCTTGCTTGATGGTTTGCTTGCAGTTGGGATACCCCAAGAACAAATGATTGCAATTGCTCAGGGCTACAAATTGGCAGGATATATTCAAACCACAGAGCGTAAGTTGGCTGAAGGTAGTCTTTACCATACCGGCTCCCAGCTTATGACGTGGTGTGTAGGTAATGCCCGGGTAGTAATGAAGGGTAACGGCATGATGATCAGTAAGCAGGAATCTGGCACAGCCAAGATTGATCCATTAATTGCTACGTTTAACGCAGTAGCTTTGATGAGCATGAATCCTGAGCCCAAGAACTATGACATTGACGGATACTTAGAGGACATCGTGATAGCATGAGCGACTTACAAGATACGGGATTCTGGTCTCGCTTCTGGTCACGATTGACTGGAAGAACTCAATTAAAAAAGGGAGATACCTCGTATCCAACTGACAGTTATATGTCTGCTGGTGGAGCAGTGGTAAATCCTGAAACAGCCTTGAAGCTTTCGGCGGTTTGGGCATGTGTAAAATTACGTGCTGAAACTATTTCAACGCTGCCACTTCATCTTTATGACTCGAACAAGCAGATTGCCAAAGATCATGAATTGTATCGAATCCTGCATGATTCACCCAATGCGGATATGTGTGCAAGTGAGTTCTGGCAAATTCAATCGGCTTGTCTGGACCTATGGGGGAATGCATATAGTTATATTTCTCGGCGTTCAAATAAAAGCATTATTTCTTTAGAGCCACTTTTCCCTAGTGACATGGTTGTAAAGCGCACTAAAGAGGGCGCACTGGAATATCACTATACCGAAAATGGCAAAGTGAAGATCTATCGGGAAGATGAAATACTTCATTTCAAAGGATTTACTCTGGACGGGTATGTTGGATTATCTGCAATTCAGTTTTGCACAAACTATCGGTATGCAGTTTGATGCCAACAACCAGGCGCAAGATTGGTTTAAAAATGGCTTAAAGGTTGGTGGGTTTCTTGAGAGCGGAGAGGCAACTTTAACTAAAGAGCAGCGCCAATCCTTGCGAGAAAGCCTGTCTATGTTTAGTCGGCCTGAAAATGCTGGAAAGTACATGGTGCTTGAGGCCGGTATGAAGGTCTCTAGTGCTTCAAGTATCCGTATTAACCCAGTGGATGCTCAACTTTTGGAGAGCCGTTACTTCGGTATTGAGGAAATTTGCCGGGCCTTTGGTGTTCCACCGCAACTGATCGGCCACACAAACAAAGCTAGCTCATGGGCATCAAGCCTTGAGCAGACTAATCAAGGCTTCTTAACTTACTCTCTTAATCCTCAGTTGGTGCGTTATGAGCAGACCATTGCTCGAAAGTTACTTTTACCTCAAGACAAATACAAGTATCGGCCAAAATTCTCGGTTGACGGGCTGCTACGTGCAAACAATGCAGCCAGAGCAGATTTCTACGTCAAGATGACTCAAAACGGTCTGTTTACCCGCAATGAAGTGCGAGAGCTTGAGGATATGCCGAGAGCTGATGACCCAACCGCAGATAAATTAATGGTCCAGATGCAAATGGTTCCACTAGGCACCGAAAAAGGTGAAAAAAATGAATAGAAAAAGTTTTAATTTGGAAATAAAGGCCGTCGATGAAGACGGTTTTTTTTCGGGTTATGGTGCCGTTTTTGGAAATATTGACTGGTACAACGACATTATTTTGCCAGGCGCTTTTAAGAACACACTGGCGAATTGGTCGGCTAAAGGCAAGTTTCCACCGGTACTCTGGAATCACAGTACCAATGAGCCAATCGGGGTTTATACCAAGCTAGTTGAAGACGAAAAAGGCTTATATGTCGAAGGTAAATTACTGGTTGGTGACGTACCTAAAGCCAAATCTACACACGCTCTTTTGAAGGCTGGCGCAATCGATGGTTTAAGCATTGGATACCGCACAGTCAAATCCAGCTACAACGAAAACACAGATATCCGTGAACTGATTGAGCTGGATCTTGGTGAAATTTCTATTGTCACCACGCCAGCTAATGAGCAAAGCCTCATTACCTCTGTGAAATCCAAATTAGAAGAAGGCGAACTGCCAACCCTACCTGAATTCGAAAAGTTCCTGAGAGAGTCAGGCTTTTCAAAATCGCAAGCCACTGCAATCGCTGGCAAAGGTTTGCGCCATCTTTTGAGCGAGTCTGAAGATGAAAAATTCCAAGCGAAATCTATTTCAAGTGCATTAAATATTTTAAGAGGATAGTCAACATGACTGATCAAAATTTAGAACAACTCGCTCAAGAGTTTAAAAAACAAGTTGATGAAGTTAAAGGCATTGCTGAAGACTTCAAAGGCAAGCGCGAACATGGTGACAAAATTGCGGAAGGTGCTAAACAGGCGGCAGACGAAGCGATTATCAAGCTGAATGAGCTTAAAAGCCGTGTGGATGAAGTTGAGCAAAAGGCTGCCCGTCGACAACACGAAGGAGGTGATGAAGTTAAATCACTGGGCCGTCAATTTGTTGAGTCTGATCAATTTAAATCACTGGTTGGCTCAGCTGGTCAGCGCGGCAAAGCCAATATGGAAGTCAAGGCGACTATTACGCTAGCCACAGCTGATGCTGCCGGCTCTGCGGGTGATGTAGTTCAAACTACACGTATTCCGGGAATCATTGCACCGCCTGATCGCAAATTAACTATTCGTGACCTGCTAATGGCGGGACGTATGGATGGAAATGCGCTCGAATATGTTCAGGAAACTGGCTTTGTGAATGCTGCTGATATGGTGGCTGAAGGTGCTAAAAAACCTCAATCAGATATTAAGTTCGATCTTAAATCGACTACTGCAAAAGTTATCGCTCACTACATGAAGGCATCGCGCCAGATTCTTGATGATGCATCGCAGTTGCAGTCTTACATTGATGGTCGCCTGCGTTATGGCCTTGCTTTCAAAGAAGAGCAGCAGATCCTGAACGGTGACGGAACCGGCCAAAACTTGCTGGGTATTATCCCTCAAGCAACTGCGTATGCACGTCCGGCTGGTGTTTCAACCACAGCTGAAAGCAAGATTGACACCCTGCGTTTTGCGATGCTTCAAGCAATTCTTGCTGAATACCCTGCGAGTGGTCATGTGCTCAACCCGATTGATTGGGCCGCAATTGAAACTCTGAAAGACACATCAGGTCAGTACATTATTGGCAATCCGCAAGGAACCTTGAACCCTACACTATGGGGCCTGCCTGTTGTTGAGACTCAAGCTATTGCCGCTAATAAATTCTTAACCGGTGCCTTCTCGATGGGTGCTCAAATCTTTGACCGCTGGTTATCTCGTGTTGAGGTGGCCACTGAGAACGAAGACGACTTCATTAAAAACTTGGTAACCATTCTTGCTGAAGAACGTCTGGCCCTTGCTGTCTATCGTCCTGAAGCGTTTATCTATGGTGATATTACGCCTGCGGCACCTTAATCTGGTATAGCAGGGGTAAAACCCTGCTTTTGGGAGTTAGCAATGACTGAGTATGTTGTTAAGCGCGAGCACTTTGGTGATAAGTACTACAAGACGGGTGATAAGCGCACAGCCAATCCAGCGGATGTGAAACATTTAGTCGATAAGGGTGTGTTGGTTGAGGCTGGTGAAGTTAAGCCAAAAACAACTAAGACACCAGTAAAACAGGCGAAACCAGAATGATTGATCTCGCAAAAGCTAAGTTGCATTGTCGTGTAGACCACGACGATGAAGATACTTTGATTCAGGCATATATTGATGCTGCAAATGAACAGGTTCAGGTAAATTTAGACCGCAAAGTTATCGCAACCGAAGCTGAGCGAGAGAATGAAACTGACCTGATTGATAATAAAACTCTTGATACCGCTCGGCTTCTTTTTGTTGGTCATCTATATGCCAACCGAGAAGCTACCACCCAACAGGCAGTCAATGAATTGCCTTTGGGTTATTGGGCCTTGATACAGCCTTATCGGAATATGGGGGTATGACATGGCCCAACGTGCCGGCGAACTATGCCACCGTGTAACGATTCAGCATAAAACCACGGTCTATGATGAATACAACTATGAAACTGAAGCCTGGACTGAATACAAAAAACTTTGGGGTAAGTTGGATTTCCTATCTGTTAAAGACTCTATCAATGCCAAAGCTGCCGGATCAGAAACCACAGCCCGGCTAAAACTGCGTAAACGTGATGATATTGACTCAGGTATGCGTGTGTTATTTGATGGCCAGACCTTCCAGATCGTTTCACCGCCTAAACCAGACAATGAAAACGGTCGGATTTATATGACGTTGGAGTTGTCATTGGTAGGGTGAGGCTCTATTATTTAGGTACAGACTTAAATAAGCAAAATTATGAAAGCGCTCATTTTTTATGTAGCAATGTTCACTATTCTTTATCTGATGTGTCTATTTACTTTGCTTGTTGCCGGTGCATCATTTGAAGATATTAAAATCATCTCTCTTGGATTTTTGGTGAGTGTGTTGGTTTGTTATCCCTTTTTCCTGAAAGTTAAAAAAATATTGTAATTATCCCAATTCTAAAGCCCGCCTAGTGCGGGTTTTTTAATGCGAGGCATTTATGTCAGTAGAATTTAAACTCGAGGGTCTTGAAGATTTCACCAAGAAAATTGACGCGCTAACAGATCGAAAAGCAGTAAATAAGAGAGCCAGATCAGCAGCCCGCAAAGCTATGCAGCTTGTTGTGTTTGCTGCGAAGGTGGCAGCCTCAAGAATTGATGATCCAAAGACCCGAGAAAGCATTGTTGAAAACATTGCCATACGTAATGGCAAGAGTAGAGACTTAAATACGGTACGTATGCGAGTAGGTGTTCTTGGTGGCGCAGGTATCAATGCTAAATCCGACATAGAAAAACTTAATGGATTGCCAGGTGGAATGACTGTTTACTGGCGCTTTATAGAATTTGGAACATCAAAGGTTCCGCCTACACCATTCATGCGTCCAGCCCTTGCTGAAAACATTCAAGTAGTGACAGATGAGTTTAATAGGCAATTTATGAAAAGCATTGAAAATGCGATTAAAAAGGGCAAGATTGAATGAACATTTTACCCATAGTTCCGACATTGAAAGCCAGTTCGGAAGTCACAGCATTGCTTGGTACCAGCCCTTTAAAAGTCTGGGAGGATATTGCGCCAACTGGTACAGCGTATCCTTATGCAGTTTGGTCAGTAGTCACTGGCGATCCGCAGAATAATTTAGATTGCCCGGCGAATACTGATCATGTGTCATTCCAGATTGTGGTTTACGACACTCAGCAGAAAAGAGCGTCAGATATTCGAGCAGCAATCCGAAAGGCTTTAGAGCCGCATTGCTACGTTACCAATATTCACCCGAACCACTTTGAGCGCATTGCTGACACTAATATTTTTGGTCGCGGCTTCGATGCGAATTGGTTTTTGGATAGATAGTTTTTAACCCTTAAAAAGCAAAAAGCCCGTGACTCGTAATCATGGGCTTTTTTGTGTTCACAACCTTGGCATGAAAGGAAGTAAACCATAGATGAATTTTAACCTAAATCTACAGGTTAATAAAGTGATGAATAAATTGTCTGAAAGTAAAACTTTAAGAATCTGGACATACATCGTCGGACTGGGCCTTATCCTTGGTTTACTGATCTGGCAAGCAGCGTCCATAATCACTGCTGTTGCAACATTAATTACTGTATTGAATTAAAAGATTTAACACATAGCACCCAACCGGGTGCTTTTTTTATGCCTGCTTTCAGGCAAACCACTGGCTAGGCTGATCCCCGAAAAGAAGATGGTCGTTTCGGCTATTCATTGCATCTTCTTGCCAGTGTTTCTTTTTTAATGAGTAGTCGGAGCAGATCAATGAATGCAATCGTAAAAATTGAAAATCAAACTCCATTTATCGAAGTCGAATTAAATGGAAAAGTTCAGCTCGGCGTGAATGCGCGTGACCTGCATAAAATGCTAGAGAGCAAGCAAGACTTTTCAACATGGATTAAACGAAGAATTACTCAGTGTAAGTTCGAAGAAAACTTCGACTACATTAAGCTCCACCAAAAAGTGGAGCTTTCAAAGACCGGGCAAACTTCAATTGAATACATCATCTCGGTAGATATGACCAAGCATCTTGGAATGATGGAGCGCAATGAAAAAGGTCATGAGATTCGAAAATACTATATCGAGCAAGAAGAATTAGCTCGTCAGCTTAAAGATGGGTTACAGGTGCGCATTGGTAAGCTTTCAGCACAAGTTGAACTAATTACACAGTGCTTATCTGAGGCAGGGCGGTTTTTGTCTGTAGAGGGTAAGCAAACCAAGCCAGCACTACTAAAAGAATTGGATGAACTGATTAAGGAAGCGCAACCATCCTTAGATTTTGATCAGGATAAAGATAATGACAAATAATGTGCCTGCTTACATTGTGGTGGAGTGCAGACCAAGCACAGAAGAAGATGGTTATGCCGATATTGTTATTCATAACGACACCTACATTTTTGAAAGTGTAGAGCCGGCAGAAAACCTGCGCGCAGCAATGCTAATAGCTATTGATATTGAGCGAACCAAGCCAAACCATCGACACATCACACTGCATGCCGAAAGCGTCTCGAAATTATACAGAGGCATGCAAGGTGAGACCATAGATTCCAATAAACATTAAACCCCGCCAAGTGCGGGGTTAATTATTTAAAAACCAATGCCACCACTCGGTGGCTTTTTTTATGCCTAAAGAGGAGTAGCTACTCATGGCGCGTATTAAATCACAAGGTACACAACTTTATGGCGTTATTGGTGGTGCCATTGTTGCCTTCACTTGTCCTAAAGCCTTTACATTTGGTGAGGACTCATTCTCTAAAATTGACTCCACATGCTTAGATTCAGATACCAAAGATTATGAACGCGGGCTGCGTGATCCTGGCGAAGGCTCGGTTCAAATTGACCTCGACGATGAAAATGCCAGCCACATGCAACTTATCCAATTGGCTGAATCTGGTGAAAAAATTCAATGGTATGTAGGATCAAGCCATACCAAAACCCCACCTACGATGGTTGGTTCCGATATTGACCTACCTGAAACTCGAATCTGGTGGTCATTTGAAGGTTATCTAAACCCAGCCGCGCCAACGATTGAGCAAGATACATTGGTGAATTACACATTTACTTTGGTCCGCACTTCTGCGGTTGTAACCACTCCACGTACGGTGACTCCATAATGAGCAAGTTGAATGCAGTAGGGTTATTAGATTTATCCAAAAAATCCGTAATTGAACTTGTAAATAAAGAAATTAGCTTTTCTATCGATGGGGAGGACTATACTGCCGATATTGCTGTGAAGCGGCTAAGTTATGATGAAAGTGTGGAGCTTTTTAGTGGAAAAAAAGCAGACAAACTTAGCACAGCCGATATTGTGAAAACGCGGATTCAGCAAACAATATTTAACGCAGACACGAAAAAGCTTTTATTTGAAACATTAAAAGATGTTGGCCCTGTAGTTCCACAAATTCTTCATGCGATGTATGAAGCCAGTGATGAAGTTAATGATTTTTTGGGAAAGCAGCAGATGAAACATTTGAAGAAAATGAATTCTGGTGCGAGCTCGTCCTCAACGGAATCGGAGGAAGAACAATTGAAGAAGCAAAACGAAACATAGGTTTCGCTGAATTTCAAAGATGGAGAGCCTACAGAAAGAAGTATGGCTCTTTATTTTTTGGAAGGAGAATCGAGCAGGCTATCGGAAATCTTTATACTTTATATATCAATGGTAAGCTAAAGGTAGAGGATAGAATTAAAGATGCTAGAATATTTATGCCTCATGAGGAATTAGCTCCAGAACTTTCGCTTGAAGAGCAGTTTATGATGCAGTTTGGGGATGGTACGTAATTCGCAAACTGTTTATTTTCTAATAAAAAATAAGTATCTTACACCCTCCAATGGGGGAAACAAGATGAAAATAATTTTAACTACATTATTAACCGGGGCACTTTCTACATTTACCATGGCTTCTGTATGGCAAGAGCAGCAATTACCTGTTCAGCGAGCAGAGCCAGCGCCGATGGGTGAGCCAGTAGTAGTTGTAGAGGAACAATCTGGGCCGCTCAGTGCCCTCAATGGTTTAACGGTGGCATTTGGTTATGCTGGTGCAAAAATTGGTTCAGATGAAATAGGTGGTGATGAAAAATTTAACGGATTTTTCTTAAATGCCTCTACAGAAGTTGCGCCAAATATAAGTGTATGGGCAGAGTACGCTTATCAGACAGCCTCGGATATTGATCTAAATGGTTTTGACGTGGGTGTACAATATAAGCTTTTTGAAGATGCTCAGATTTATAGTTCAGCCGGCATTGGTATTGGCTATCTCTGGATGGACGCTAAAGGATACGATGCTGATTTAGATGTGAATGCGAAATTAGACCTGAGTTATTTTGCATTACCTATTAATGTAGAATTGGGCTACAAAGTAGTTCCTAACGCCTCTGTATTTGCAAACTTGGGGTATAAGTGGTATTTCAACCAAGACGGCAAAGTCTGCATGAATGAGTATTGTGCTTCAGCAGAGAATGTTTCAGATTTAGATATGGATGGTGTGACTTATAAGGTCGGCCTTCGATACAACTTCTAAAAGCAAGCCTCCTTCGGGAGGTTTCTTTTTTGGATCATCCTTAGTATCTTGTCTCTATTAAGGAGGGGTGGGATATGGCATTAATTAAATGTAAGGAATGCGGACACCAAATTAGCAAAAATGCTGAAACGTGTCCTAATTGCGGGGCAAAAAATAAAAAAAATCTTCCAACATGGCTTGCTGTGCTAGTGCTTATAGCAGCAGGCATTGCGATGGTTCAATGTATTAATCAAAATCATAATAAAAGGCTTGCTACTGAATCTGAGGCAGAAAATAGTCCAACAGCGCCGAATAGCAACTGGATATATAAAGAAGAAACAGATGAAATGCGAGGGAGCAAGAAATATTCAGCCTATGCGGTAAGTAGCAATAAGGTTGATTTTGAGTTTCCGCATCAAGGTGGAGCATCTATGGCTATTAATCTTAGAAAAGATAAAACTGGAACAGATGTGATGCTAATTATGGATAAAGGACAATTTTTTTGTGGTATTCAAGGGTGTGAGGTTGCGTTCAAGTTCGATGACGGTCCTGTTCAATCAATAACTATGATTGACCCAGATAACTTAAATACAAAAGTACTTTTTGTCATGCATGACCGCACTGAAGACAAAATTATTTCACAGTTAAAAAATAGCAAAACCTTAATGATTGAAGCGCCCTTCTTTCAAGATGGAAAGAGACAATTTAAGTTTGATGTAACTGGTCTCAATTGGGTTCATTAGCATCAAGAGAAAGTCAAAGCCACCTTCGGGTGGTTTTTTATTGCCTGGAGTTTTTGTATGAGCGCAAAGTTAGGAACACTAACGCTTGATCTGGTAGCCAAAATTGGTGGCTATATATCTCCAATTAAAGAAGCAGAAAAGCAAACTCAAACAAGTTTTGCGAAGATGAAAGACTCGGTAAGTAAGTACGGTCCAATTGTGGCGGGAATGGCCGCAACAGCAGGTGGTGCTTTGCTTGCAATGGCAACTCAATATACTCAAGCTGCAATTGAAGTTGAGCGATTTGCCTTTTTGTCAAATGCTTCTACCACTGAATTTCAAAAGATGGCAGTAGGCGCTGAGACAGGAGGAATTAGTGCTGAAAAGCTCTCAGACCAGATGAAAGACTTCAACGAGAAGCTGGGGGAGTTTGTCACAATAGGTTCTGGTGGTGCTGTAGACTTTTTTGAACAGATTGCTATTCAGACCGAAGGTGGAGCAGAAGGGGCGCGAAAATTAGCTCTGGAAATGCAACGTCTTTCAGGTCCACAAGCGCTACAACTCTACGTTGATAAGATGGAAGAAGCTGGAGTTACCCAGCAACAAATGTCCTTCTATTTGGAGTCAATGGCGAGTGATACCACAGCCCTAATCCCACTCCTTCGGAATGGTGGCGAAGGCTTCAAACTTTGGGCTGATGCTGCTGAACGTGCAGGCGCTGTTATGGATGATGAGGCAATACGTTCAGCTAAAGAGATGAAGGCTCAGATTCACTTGCTTGATCTGCAAATGACAGGGTTTAAAAATGAGCTTCTCCAAGGAACTATACCAGCTCTTGTTGATATAGCTGATGCATTTAATAGCGCTGATGTTGAAGGACAGGGTCTTGCAAGTACCGGTCAGGTTATGAGCAATGTCCTTCGAGGTGTAGCTGCAATTGCAATGGGAGTATATGCCTCCATAAATGCTGTGGCGGTTTCTATTGCAGGTCTTGCAGCAACAGCCACTCAGTCAAGAGATGTGATAACTGGTGGGCAGGGTTGGTGGAAAACTTTATTTCAACCTGGTTGGAAAACAATTGGATTAGCTGCTGGTGCAGTAGCAACGCATGCTGGAGAAGATCTTCAGACAGGATTTGAGCAAACATCTAAGACGATTAATGGTCTTTTTGATGATGCTGTTAGCAATGCCACAGCTAAAATGGGCCAACTGCAAACAGCTATGGATGGGGCTGCAAAAGGCTCTCAAGATTGGGTTGATAAACAAAACAAAGCCGAAAAAGCCACAAAGAAAAATAATAAGGAGTTAAATGATCAAAAAAGATTGTTAGAGGAACAAAGGCAGCTTCGTGAATCTTTAATTTATTCCTTCGCTGATAATGAATATAAGCTTCAGCTAGATTATGAAAAACAAATTGCAGAGGTTAGAAAGGCTGGATTTCCTGCTGATCAGGAAAAACGATTTCTAGATGCTTCAAAAAATCGCTATCAAACTGAGCGTGATTTATTGCAAGCGCAAATGGCTTTTGATATTTCTGAGCACCGCTTAAATGAAGAAGAAAAGCTTAACTTTTCTCTAGCACTTCAGCAGAAAGAAATCGCAGCTCGAACTGACATTGCTAATAACTTGAAGGGCTTATACTATAAAGCTGCTCAAGAGCAACATGATCAGGAAATAGCATGGCTTCGTCTTGAGCAAGCTCAGCGACTTCAAGACGCACAATCATATTATTTGACAGATATGCAAAACATGACTGCCAGATATGAATTTGAACGTGAGCAGATTCGACTTAATAAAGAGCTACTTGAGGAAGATAAGGTTGCTCTAATTGGCGCATCATATAGATCTCAGGATCGTGAGAATGATGATGCCCGCTACGCAGCATGGGGTAATTATCGCGATGCAATTGGCATTGACATGTCTGCTGAGGATGACCGCTCTCGGCGTGAAGAGGCCATTACAGAAGCGCTTGAGTGGGAGTTGATCACTAGAGAAGAATATCAACAGCGGATGCTCGAGTCTGAACAAAACTATTATATTGCTAAGGCTCAGCTTGGACTGGACTCTGCACAACAAACCTTAGGCACCTGGACTAGCGTGTTTGGCAGTTTACTGGGAGAACAATCTTCTGCATATGCTGCAATGTTTGCTCTAGAGAAAGGTTTTGCTGTGGCTAAAGCACTGATGGCAGCACCTGAAGCTTACTCCAAAGCTTATAACGCAGTTGTGGGTACTCCATACATAGGACCATATATTGCACCTGTTATGGGTGGGGCTGCAGCAGCAGCTCAGGTAGCGCAGGCGGCTATAATTAAAAGCGTTAATTTTTCCGGTCAAGCGCATGATGGTCTGGAGTATGTGCCGCGCGAAGGCACTTATCTGCTAGACAAAGGCGAACGAGTAGTTACATCAAATACCTCAGCCAAACTTGATAAAACACTTGATCGAGTGCAGCAGGCACAAAGTTCTAATCCAGCTAACTCGCCAAATGTTAATCTCAATCCAAATTTCGTGATTGTGGATGAGCGTGAAAAGCTCGGTGATTATCTTTATAGCCCTGATGGTAAGAAAGCTTTCGTGAAGTTCTTTAAGCAGAACCGGCGAGAATTAGGATTGGCATAAGCTCACTTCGGTGGGCTTTATTTTTATTAATTTGAGGAATTTAAAATGAAAACACTAATTGTTTTTGGTGTGGGTGTTGCTCTTGGGCTCTTCCTTAAGAAGGTGGGAGAAGTCAAGGATCCGAAGTTTATTTTGATTGATGATCGAAAATCTTTAGGTGGGTATCTGTTTGGCGATGATGCTAAAGAGGCTTTTAAGAAATACCTTAAGATTGCTAGATTAGATTTATAAGCCACTTAGATTTTCCAAGCCTAAAAAAGCAAACCCCAGTGTTAGCGCACCGGGGTCTTTTTAATTCCACTCAACCGAGAAGTAAAGAGGAAAAACATCTTGTATGGACTATATTAAACCAATGGTGGAGCTTATGAAAGTGTCTATTGAAAAATATGGTTTATGGCAAACAATACTGGCATTTCTGATGCTGTTTTCCATACCAATACTACTCTGGAGACTTCCAGAAATTATCGCAGCTATTAAAGCTTGAAACCGACCCAATAAGAGGTCGGTTTTTTAATGCCCAAATTTTGAGGACAAAATGAAAATACAAACGTCATATGGCGAGGTGCACGTATTAACAAATTGCCCTCTATTAGATTCGACTGAAAGCCTGGAATGGATGACCGAAGTTCATGAATCATTTGATGGGTTCGAGATCCGCTATCCACTACGTGATGCACCGCGTCAGATCCTGAATTTCAATTACACCCAGCTGCATAAAGCCATGGGTGATCTGTTTCACATGCTGTATGCCAATCTGCGTAAACAGTGGGGTATTCCGCTGCGTCAGGTGAAACGAGTTATTCCTGATATCGCGGATGATGATTACATTATTCTTGATGCAGTAGACACCATAGCCGACCTTAGAGTCGGTTTTGCTTTTATTGAGAGCAGTGAAGGTGTTCAGGTGGTCGAGATTGTTAGCCGTGGCCGCTACATCATTATCCAAGAGGAAATCCGGGACCCGGAAACGGATGAGGTGATTCAGGAACTGATCACTGAATACCAGGATGGTTTTCGACTGGCTGCCAATGTGACTGTTACAAATGCAGTGATTATGCCGCTGCGGATCTGCATCATTGATGGTGATGCTTCAATTAATGCCGGCGGGTTCTGGTCCAATGCTTCAGTTGTTTTTCGGGTACTAGCAGAGGATTTACCAGAGCATGAAGGGGATGTGCCAGAACAGTACAAAGATGAGGATATTTACTGGAAGCCATTGATTCTGGATGGCGACTCACTGGAAATGACACTGACCCAGCATCAAAATATTGTTGACGGTGCGGTGGGTGGTTTTCAGCAGTACACCCATCATGCAAAACCCAAGTATCTCAAGCCTTTTACCTCACTGTTAAAAAATTGGCCTGAATTTAACGAATATCGCCGGTTCTTGTTTCGGCGGTCTGGGCGTTACCGCGCATTCTGGATGCCGCTTTATGAGCAGCACCTGAACATCCTGAATGCCGGGAATATCACT